ACTCTTTCCAACTCTGGCTAAATTTTGTGAAAGGGGGGGTGCGGGTGTGAAAAAGGCGGCGTGGAAACGAAAGATCACCGAACAATGCCGAGAAATCGGCACGTATAAAATGGCTTTTGACCCTGTTATTGATACGCTTGCACAAACCCTGGAAGAGCGTGATAAGGTGCATGAAGAATACATTAAATCCGGTGAACTGGCAGTTGTTGAATATACAAATAAGTACGGAGCAACCAACACAACCAAAAATCCGCGAATCGTTTTGTGGGATGATTTGAATAAATCGGCGCTTGCCATCTGGAAGGAGCTGGGATTGACGCCGGCAGGCTACAAAAAGATAACCGGAGAAGGAACAGGAAAAAGCAAAGGGAACTCCTTATGGGGAAAGGTGATCCAGCTTGAAGGTTCGTAAAAACTGGGACGTGGTTCTCGGATATGCGCAGAGCATTCGAGATGGAAGGAAACGGGCCTGCACAGAACTCAAACAGGCGGTTGAAAGATTTTTCCATGACCTGGAGAATTCAGATTACGAATTGGATCATAAAGCGCCGGAGTTTTGCATTCAAATCATCGAATCCACATTCTGCCATCAACAAGGGGAAAAGCTGGACGGAACCCCACTCAGGGGAACTCCATTCCTCCTGGAACCATTCCACAAATTCATAATTTATAATCTGGTGGGCTTCAAGTTGGCTGGAACGGATATTGTTCGTTTCCACGAGGCAATGATTTATATTCCGCGAAAAAATATCAAAACTAGTTTTGCGGCGGCGCTTTCCTGGGCGCTGTCGTTGCTTTATAGGCGAAGTGGGTCGAAATTGTATATCGTAGCCGCGGCGCTTAAGCAAACGATGGAGAGCTTTCAATTTATCAAATACAACATAAACCGAATGGGGGAAGCAGATAACTTCCGGGTTATAGATAACAATAACGAACATTCCATAGGGGCGGTAATGGGGGACGGTTCCCTATATATTCAGGCCCTTGCCGCTAATCCGGACGCCCAGGATAGTCTTAACTGTAATATTGCGATATGCGACGAGGTGCACGCTTTCCGGCAACCAAAACAATACAATCTCTTCAAGGAGGCGATGAAAGCATATACCAATAAATTGATAATTGGTATATCTACCGCCGGCGATAATGAACAATCCTTCCTGGGGCAACGTCTGAAATATTGTCGTAAGGTACTGAACGGCACAGTAAAAGATGAGCAGTATTTTATTTTTATGTGTTGTGCAAATCCGGATCCGGAAACCGGAGAAATAGATTATACAAATCCGGCGGTTCATGAAATGGCGAATCCGGCCTACGGAGTATCCATTCGACCAGAAGAAATTATGAACGACGCTATGCAGGCGCAGAACGACCCACAGCAACGCAAGGATTTTTTTGCAAAATCTCTGAACGTTTATACCTCTGCGATGAAAGCATATTTCGATATCGACGAATTCCGCCGCTCGGACGAACAATACAACTGGACGCTGGAGCAGCTTGCAAAGCTGCCAGTAGAATGGTATGGCGGAGCGGACTTATCGAAATTGCACGATTTAACGGCTGCGGCACTTTACGGAGAATATAAAGGTGTGGACATCATTATAACTCACGCTTTTTTTCCGGTAGTGGCCGCACACGAGAAAGCGGACAAGGATGGAATCCCATTGTTTGGATGGGCGGACGATGGATTCCTGACAATGTGTAATTCTCCCACCGTTAACCACGCCGATGTCGTCAATTGGTTTTGTCGAATGCGAGATATGGGATTCAAAATCAAAGAAGTAGGACACGACAGGAAATTTTGCCGCGAATATTTCGTCGGAATGAAAAGCGCAAAGTTTCGGGTGGTAGACCAGCCCCAATATTTCTACAAGAAATCGGAGGGATTCCGGCATATCGAGGAACGGGCAAAAAATGGGAAATTGTATTACCTACATTCCACGGCGTTTGAATACTGCGTGGAAAATGTGCGGGCGATAGAAAAAACGGACGATATGATCCAATACGAAAAAGTAGAACCGGAGCACAGAATCGACTTATTCGACGCTTCGGTTTTTGCGTGTATCCGGAAATTAGAGAATATGGAAAAATCCAATAAAGCAAAAGCATGGTGGGGTGATTAAGTGGCCAAAAACAAAGGAAAGAAAAAAGCAAGGGCAGAGCCTAACAAGAAGCGTTCTGCAGCGGTTGGTTTCCTGGCGACGGACTGCGGATGGGAAACGTTGTGTGTTCAAGGCTATACCAGTTTAGCCCACAATCCGGAAATTATTACAGCGGTAAATAGGATTGCGACACTCATATCCAGTATGACGATTCATTTAATGGCGAACACGGACAAGGGAGACGTGCGGATTAAAAACGAACTTTCCAGAAAAATTGACATTAACCCATACCGATATGGAACGCGACAAACATTTGTGCACACAATCGTGAGAAACTCGCTTTTGGACGGAGATGGGAATGCCGTTGTTTTACCGGTAACAAATGGCGGGCTGCTGGATGATTTGATACCAATAGATCCTGGACGCGTATCATTTATGCCGGAAGGGTATGGGTATAAAGTCTCGATTGATGGAATACCGTATCACCCGGATCAAGTGTTGCATTTTATTGTCAATCCGGATCCGAAATACCCTTGGAAAGGACAAGGGTTCCGAGTGGCTCTTAGAGACGTGGCAGCGAATTTAAAACAGGCGGCGGCCACGGAAAAGGGGTTCATGGAATCAAAATGGAAACCGTCCATCATTGTGAAGGTGGATGGAATGATCGATGAGTTTTCCAGCCCGGAGGGAAGAAAGCGGCTTCTGGAAAATTACATAAACACAGACAAAGCCGGAGAACCATGGCTGATCCCGGCGGACCAGTTTTCCGTGGAACAAATTAAGCCCTTATCATTATCAGACTTGGCGATAGCTGATGTGGTGCAATTGGACAAACGCACAGTTGCCGCCATATTGGGGGTGCCGCCTTTTGTACTGGGGGTAGGGGACTTTGAATCCGCGGCGTGGAATAATTTTATTTCCTCTACCATAATGCCAATTGCCAAGGGGATTGAGCAGGAAATGACGAAAAAGCTATTGCTTAATCCAGATTGGTATTTCCGGTTTAACACCCGTAGCCTATACACATATGACATTACCCAGTTATCACAGGTTGCAACGGATTTGTATGTACGAGGGATCATGACAGGCAATGAGGTGAGAGACTGGACGGGACAGTCCCCCAAAGACGGATTAGACGATCTTGTGATTTTGGAAAATTATATTCCGCGTGGCATGATCGGAGAACAATCCAAACTGATAGGTGGTGAGTAAATGGACAGAGAATGCAGGCAAATGCGCAGTGTGCCGTCTATGTTTGACACAAGGGAAGAAAACGATGTGCTGTATATCGAAGGATACTTCTCCGTTTTCAACACTAATTACGACTTATGGCCGGGGGCGTCAGAAAGCGTGGCGCCGGGGGCGTTTTCAAAAACGTTAGGAGGCGATATACGGGCGCTGATCGACCATGAAACGCGGTTGGTTCTTGGGAGGAATAAAGCGGGGACCCTGGAACTTAAAGAGGATTCTCACGGATTGTGGGGACGCGTTTCCATAAATCGAAACGACCAAGACGCCATGAACCTGTACGAGCGGGTCAAGCGCCGAGACGTAGATCAATGTTCCTTTGGGTTTGAGATCGTAAAAGAGGATACAGAGATACGGGAGGACGGAAGCGTACATTGGACAATACGAGAGGTCAAGTTATATGAAGTTTCGGTGGTGACTTTTCCGGCCTACGAAGAAACCTCTGTTTCAGCGCGAAAAAAAGAATTTGCCGACATCCAAAGGAGGAAAACCGAGGCGTGGCGGGAAACCATGCAAAAGAAAATAAGGAGTGAATCGAAATGGCATTAAAAGCACTTATGGTACGGAAAAAGATCGATGACAAAAAAACAAGGCTTGAAGAACTGCGAACCAAGGATAAAGAGCTCCAAACCCGCGAAACGGAATTGGAGCAGTCCATCCAGGAGGCGGAAACCGACGAAGAAAAGGCCATTGTTGAAGAAGCTGTTGAACACTTTTCCGAAGAGAAGGAAAAGCATGAATCCGAGAAATCCAGCCTTGAGGCGGAGATCAGTTCTCTGGAGAATGATCTTGCGGATGAAGAGGCGCGAACCAGTAAGCCGCCGGAAAAACCGGCTGTTTTAAATCAACGAAAGGACGAGACGAAAATGGAGAGTAGAAAGAAATTTTTCGGCATGAATATGCAGGAGCGAGATACGTTTTTATCCCGCGAGGATGTAAAAGGGTTCCTAACTCGTGTGCGGGAAATTGGAGCGCAGCAACGCGGTATTACCGGGGCAGATCTAACAATTCCCGTGATAGTTCTGGATTTAATCCGAGAAAACATCACGGAATATTCCAAGCTGGTAAGTCGTGTACGGCTGCGTACGGTTTCCGGTAAATCCAGACAGAACATTATGGGTGAGATGCCGGAAGCGGTGTGGACTGAGGCGTGTGCTTCCCTAAATGAGTTGAGTTTCGGGTTTTCTCAGACTGAAGTGGACGGCTATAAGGTTGGCGGAATTATCTATATTTGTGCCGCCGCCCTTGAGGACAGCGACCTTAACTTGGCGAATGAGATCATCACGGCGCTGGGCGCGGCTATTGGGATCGCGCTGGACAAAGCGATCCTCTATGGAACCGGAATAAAAATGCCTCTGGGAATTGTCAGCCGGTTGGCGCAAGACAGCGAACCTGACAACTATCCGGCCAACGCCAGGCCCTGGAAAGATCTGTCCGAATCCAACGTGATTACAATTACCGGAAAGACCGGAATCGAACTATTCAAGGAGATCGCTAAAGCGTCCAAGAACGCGAAAGGAAAATATTCTCGCGGCGTGAAGTTCTGGGCCATGAACGAAGCCACGAAAACCGATTTGGTTGTGGAGGCCATGAATATCAACGCCGCCGGCGCGATTGTGTCCGCCCAGGGTAATGTGATGCCGGTTGTGGGTGGAGATATCGTAGTGTTGTCGGATAATATCATCTCGGACGGGAATATTGTGGCCGGTTACGGAGACTTGTATCTTCTGGCGGAACGCGCCGGATCTAAGTTTGAACGATCCGATGAATACAGATTTGCAGATGATCAAGTGGCTTTCAAGGGATCTGCCCGTTATGACGGAAAACCGGTTATTGGCGAAGGTTTTATTGCCATTGGAATCGGCGCCGCTCCCGCCACTTCTGCTACTTTCCCGGGGGACAGTGCCAACAATGCCACTTTGGCGGATTTAACGATTGGCAGCGAAAGTCTGTCTCCGTCTTTTGACGGATCAGTGCTGGTATACGCCACCACCGCGACCGCTGCCTCTGATATCGTAACCGCCTCCCCCACCCAATCAAAAGCACGGGTAACATTGATGTACCAGGGTAAAAATTATCCAAACGGCGCAACGATTAAATGGACTGCGGACAATACCGCACATCCTATGGAAATTTTGGTGGAAAACGGCGTTAGCCGTCAGACCTATACTGTGAATGTAACAAAAAGTGGATCTTGAAATGAGGTGAATGCAAATGACAGGCACTGATCTGATGGTTTTGCTTAAATCTAGCCTTGATTTGATAATGGTTGATGATAACAAGCAGGCGCTATTGAATCAGTGCCTGTCAGCTTCCCGTGCTTTTATTGCACGGGAAGGGATTACCTTGCAGGATACCATTGAGGATGCACAGTTAATCGTTATGTACGCCGCGTATCTATACCGTAAACGGGCCGTAAACGAACCAATGCCTAGAATGTTGCGCTGGGCACTTAATAATCGGCTGTTTTCGGAAAAGGCCGGAGGTGGACAGAGTGCTACTTGACGCCGGAATTGTCACAATCTTACGGCAAAAAGATGTTTCCGTCGCAGGAGAAATGCCGGAATACCAATGGGAAAAGGTGTGGGAATCCTATTACGGAGAAAAGACAGTGGGGACTAACCGATACTATATCGCCAAGGCACAGAATGATCGGGTAGATATGTTGATCGAGGTGCAGCAAAACCGAAGCATATCCGCAGCGACAGACAAAGCAGAGATTGACGGCGTATATTATCGGATTGTACAAGTGCAACAGGTAATTGACGAGGACGGAATACCCATGACCGATCTGGCGTTGGAAAGGGTGGAAGGTCTTGAATGAGCAGGTGAAATCCGCGCTACTGTCATGTACCCAAAATGTATTCTTATATACGGCAACTGGAAACAAAGAAATTCATTATGTGATATACGGGAACGACGGAGAATCCGCGTTTCACGCCGGTGGGAAACAGGTGGAGCGGGCAGACCAAGGAACGATAGACTTGTACACCAAAAAGGCAAATGACGAGTTGGTTCGGAAAATCCCGGCGGCGCTAAATGCCGTCGGGATTGCCTTTTATCTCAATTCCATTCAATACGAAGAAGAGACGGATGGTGGATTACTTCACTATGAATGGGTATACGAGGCGGTTTGATGGCTAAATTTACGGTCCGTGGAATGGAAGAATACGAAAAAAAATTATCAAAAATGGTTGCGGATACTGAGATGGTTGGAGGCAAAGCGGTTCACGCTGCCGCCGGCCTGGTTGCAGATGAAATCAGAAAAAACATCCAGGCGCTGCCAGAGAGAAAGGGATATGTATCATCAAGCAACCCGACCACTGGGGTAACAAAAGCTGGAAAGAAGGGCCTGCTAGAAGGGTTCGGAATATCCACCATGCAGAATGAAAAAGGTTATCTCCATGTGAAGCTGGGATTCGATGGGTACAACGGCACAAAAACAAAGAAGTATCCTAATGGGCAACCGAATCAGCTTGTGGCGAGAGGCACAGAATCGGGAACAAGCTGGTTAAAAAAAACGCCTTTTATCCGCCCGGCGGTTAATCAAACCAGGGTGGCGGCAGTAAAGGCAATGCAAGATGTTATTGATGAAGAAATCGAAAAAACAATGAAGTGAGTCGGGATGAAAGGATGAAATGAATATGGCAGAAGGTAAAGTATGCACGGGATTTTCAGATCCATATGTGGCGATATATAACGAATCGGGTGGAGTTATTACATATACCGGTGGAATGCGGTTGGCTCGGGGCGTAGAAGTCAGCATTGAACCGGAAGTCGGGGACACAGATCCGTTTTATGCTGACAACGTGACCTCGGAGACCGTTCCGGCGAAATTTACCGGCGGAACAATTACGCTGACTGTAGACGGACTAAAGGAAGAGGCTGAAAAGTTGATAATGGGTCTTCCTGAACCGGAGGAGCTGACTTACGGGGAGGGTAAAAAGGCCAATGTTTACAACTATGGTGAGGACATGGATCCGCCGTATGTGGGAATCGGTTTCCTTGCCAGATATATGAGCGGCGGCGTAGAGAGTTTTGCGCCTGTTGTGCTAACGAAGGCGCGGTTTCAAACGCCAAACACAAATGCGGCAACACAGGAAGGTCAAATCAATTGGCAAACGCAAGAATTAGTTGCGG